AAAGTAGATGATTACGATTACGTAAAAGAATACTATTATAGTCCCGATTGGACGAATATCCAAAAATACAAACCAGTAGAAATACCAGCATTTAACTTAAATGGTGATGGTAATAGTCAAGTGTTTTATTCTTTCCAATATCAGCCAAATCAAAAATATTATCCATTACCTTCTTGGATTGGTGGTCGTATCCCCGTTCAAATAGATATTGAAATAATGAATTTTGAATTGAATAATATCCAAAATGGGTATTTCCCATCTTTATTTATTTCGTTAAATAATGGTGTGCCAGGTGATGAAGAACGTGAAATGATTTTTAGACAATTTGAAGACATTTATTCATCATCAAATAACGCTGGTAAGATGTTCTTAAACTTTGCTGATAGTAAAGAAGCGGAGCCTACCATCACAAGTATTGCCCCGAATAATAACGCTGATTTGTTTAATTCGTTAAACGAAATTATACAGACAAAAATCTTGACAGCTCACGGCATAACGAAGCCCGATTTATTGGGCATTAAGACGGCGGGACAATTGGGAAGCAAACAAGAAATTATAGAAGGTTATGAACACTTCTTACGTTCGGTAATTGCTCCAAAACAACAATTCCTTATCCGTGAATTTGAAAAGTTATTATTCTACAAAACTGGCGAAGTCCATAAAATTACAATTGAACAGAACGAGCTGTTTCACGGGAAAACAGAATTCGTGCCTGGCGTAGAAGAAAAAGTAGGACTATGAGTTTAGGTGTATTATTAGTTAGTGCTGAAAAGGTTAAAGCATTTACAGAAGTAAATGAAAATCTTGATGAGGCACTTTTACTGCCCAATATACAAATCGCACAAGAAATCGGTTTGCAGACATTAGTGGGCACAAAATTTTACAATCACATTATGTCGGCAGCTGAAACAAACACTTTAACAGCGGCTGAAACGACCTTATTGGAAGATTATATTGGACCTTATTTGTTATGGAGAGCGGTTTATGAAGCATTACCATCAATTTATATGCGTATGATGAATAAATCAGTATCAATTGGTGAAAGTCCTAATTCAAAATCTGTTGATAAAAGTGATATGTCTTATTTAAGAAATATTCACCAATCACGTTATGAATTTTATTCACAACGCCTACAAGATTATATGGTGTATAGACAAGGGGACTTCCCATTATATTTCCAATACAACGCTGGTGATGGGATGCCAAAATCATCAGTAAATTACTATTCGGGTATTCACATACCCAACGGACCAAGAAGACCATTTAGATATTGGAATATGGGATTGCCAGTTTATACAGACCCTACTAACCCTAATAATTGTTGCTGGTAAAAAATGGAAAATAAAGATATTATAGCGAACACGACAACGATGGCAGGAGTATTCGCCTATTTGATGAAATTTCAAGGAGAATTGACACTTTTACTTTTATTAACGGGACTTGTTATAAACCTAATTAGAATTTGGGATAGATTTAAAAAGAAAGAAAAATGAAAGAATTTTTTAAAAATATGTTAAGTGAAGCTGATGGTAAGTATTCAAGCAAAAGAGTTATTACCTTTTCGGCTTTTATTTTAGTTTCAATAGCATTTGTATCAAATGTTTTTATGGACATACCACTTAAAGATTTTGTCTTTGAAGGTATGTTATATTTAACTGCCGCTGGTATGGGCATAACCACTTTGGAAAAGTTTAGCAAAAAATAAGATGCCAATTCCAAAACCTAAATCTGGTGAAAACAAATCTACTTTTGTCAGTAGATGTAAAAGTGAAATCAGTGGGGAATATCCAACTGACCAAGCTTTGGCTATTTGTATTTCTACTTGGGATAATGAAAAGTTTGCTTCTTATCCCTGGTCCAAGTGTATTGAAGACCAACAGAATAGGGGATATTCGGTAAAGACGGCTGAACGTATCTGTGGTTGGATTAGAGCCAAAAATCAATAATAGCTTCCATTTTATAATATTGATTTTAAAGGGGTTTAATTACCCCTTTTTTATTTGTATAGGTCAATACCATACTTGTCCTTAATTCGTGTCCTAAATTGTTTCCAAACGGGATATTCGGGGACATCTAACATATACCCCATACGTGTCAATATTTCTTTGGCACCTTCAATATTACTTTTATCATTAGCCAAATCAAGATGACTATAACCTTCCTTAATTTTCTGTTCTTTGTCTTGTCGTTCTTTTCTTAAACAATCAACGCATGTATGAAGCAAGCCATTTATTGTTGAAGGAGCCTTATGGAAATACTTAAAATCCCTTATTTCATTACATTTTCTACACTTTTGTCCTTCCATATAAAATAAATATATGGAAATGTAAAAGTTTTTTTATATTATGTAAATGGGGGGAGACCTTTTTACTTGGTTTGTCTTTTCAAATGATTTATTTTTTTTTTAACTTTTCATAATAAGACCAAGTTGTCATTACTTTTTTTTGGTTTCCCCCTTTTTTATTATGATTGATAGATACACATACTATTACAGAAAAGGTAAAATAAAGACATTTAACGAGCTTTCTAATCCTTCCATACATCATATACCCATTTGGTTAGAAAAGGTCCGTAAAAACGATTATTTCAAGGAATTTGATTGTTATTTGTTTGGGTCGTTGATGGACAAATCAAATGCTCGTGATATGGATATATTCTTTACTGGTGATTATATGCCAGAACTGATTGTAGATTTGTTGGACTATTCATTAAATGTTGGAATAAATGAAATGGGTATTCGTATGGACGTATTCTACATACCCGATTTTACATATCTAACTTATCCACCACACTTTACAAGCACCAAACGATTTAAGGTATTCACCAGTTATGACCTTGAAATGGAAGTAGTAAAAGGTAAGATGACAATGTTTAGGGACTTTGGACTTCCATATAAAGATGGACTATACGAAACCTTCCATACCCAACACCACCAAAAGTCAATTGAAAGGGGAACAACCACCCGTATAAAAAAACTTTCATAATTCATTTGACTTTTTATGATTTATTTACTATTTATTAAAAGTGTTTCAGTAGGAACACTTAAATAAATCAAATAAAAAAAGTAAAATTATGGGACAAATTAAATTGTTGGGCGTAAGGGTAATCCGCCAAATCAAGAAAAGATTACTTGCTGGTGAAAAATCAACTACAATCGCAAGGGACTACGATGTATCATCTGGTCATATTCGTAAGATACGAGCTGCGATGAAAGATGAAAACTGCCCCTATGGTCGTTGGGGATACATCAAACTTGAAGACACTAATAGTGATGAATAAGAAAGAAAACAATATCGTATTTAGGTCATCTTGGTTTAAGACGTTGAAACGATATACACCAGAAATGGTTGTTGAATTTCTAAATGCGTTGGAAAGTTATAGTAATAACGAACCCGTAGAAATCCATAACGATAGGGTTATGGATTTATGGGAACAAGCAGAACCTTTGTTGGATAGTGATAATCAAAAATATCTTAAACGTGTTGAAATCAACAGACAAAATGGTAAGAAAGGTGGGGCACCAAATGGAAATACTAACGCTTCCAAAACAACCGAAAATAACCCAATTCAACCCAAAACAACCGAAGGGTTAAAAAAACAACCGAAACAAACCATAGAAAAAGAAAAAGAAATAGAAAGAGAAATAGATAATGATATAGATATAGAAACTGATATAGAAATTGAAAATGAAACAGAAAACGTCATAACAGATAATACTGGGCGAAATTTGGTTGTTGATTGTGATTTCACTTGGACTGAAAAAGATTATAAAACTTATTGGAATAAAGGTTATACCATAATGTTCAAAGGGGAAGTAGTTAAAGAACAAGATGTATTTGATATTATTTCATCTTCAATATTTCAATAGTTATTTATGATGTTAGTTAAATTACCTACCGATATGAATTTTTTGTTGGATAAAATCATAGCAGATATTCCAACGGAAACAATAGATTTATATTCAATTTTAAGTGATGATGAATTTACTGATAATATTCTGTATGATGAATTTGGTGATGTTCAATTCAAAGATTTTGTGGCATCATCAATTATCTACTTGGATATAAATTATACTGAAATACACAGACAACTTTTTATTTCACTTATTTTAGAAATATTCGGGGATATAGAAAATTGGGAAGATTACGAAATAGAAGAATTTGAAACCAAGAAGGAAGAATTATTTGAAGCGTTAAAAGATATTAAAATCCAAAGATTACCACAAGGGCATCTTGATTATGATATGGTTTATACTATGTTAGAAGATAAATTGTTATGATAGATACAAGGTATGTTGAATTGAAAAAAGGTAATTTAAGATTACCATTACGTATCTTTACCCAAGATTACAATAAAGATGTGTATATTCTTGTAAGGGCTGCTGTGGAAATGTTGGATAAGTCAATTCCTTTCAATAAGAAGAGTTTTACGATTGACCAATACAACGAGACCAATATTGTAATAAAGTCCCGTAAAAACGTTTATATGCTCCATATAGACCAAATCTACGTGGTAGATACAGATATGGGAATTGATTATCGTTTCTTCCTATACAAAGACAAGTAAAAAAAAAAGTAATGAAAAGAACAAAAGAACAATTTGAAGAAAGTATGCCCGTGTTCTACTGGCAACGAAGAGAGCTCCGTGAGCAGTTGGAAGAATTATCCCAACGTAAAATCCAAAGTCAAAAAACTTTTTTGAAAAAAGTTAAGAAGTAGTTTTGCCAGTAAGTTTTTCTGTTTTATCTTTGTTCCATCAAACAAGATAAATAAACAGAAAGTATGGAAACTTACAAGACACTAAAACAATTCGCAAAGAAATTCAACATCACCGATTGCTACAACAAGCGTTTTATGAAACGTAAAGGTGGTTATGTAGTTGAAGCTGTAATCAACGATAAGTTGGTTGATGTGGTAATCACCCCACTTGATAAAGATAATCAACCAGTCGTCTTCTGTGGTAATATCAACAAAAAGACAATTCAAGCATTACAACAACAAGTAGGAATAAATTTCAAAATTGTTGAAAAAAGTTTGGTAGTATCAAAATAATCAGTATCTTTGTATAACAAATAAAAATTAAAAAAATGGATAAAGTAATCAAATTAGGGAGTAGAATTAAAGTAGGGGACGCAGCATTCTATGATGACGACAATTCAAATATGTCTGTCGTAGTTAAAGTAAAAGCAGGTTATTATGTTGCTTGGACTGAAGAAGGTGATTTCGGTATATTCGGTAAAAGAACTGGTAAGTTGATGGCTTTTCACAACAAGTTCTTAAAACGATTGGACGAAGGAACTACTGACTTTACTTGGGAACATATTGGAAACTTTGGTGTGGATACTGCTACGGCAGCAATCTATACGAAAGGTAGTTGTCCCATCACAGAAGATTTCACCGATACTGAAGATGCTATAGTATGTAGTAGTGGTATGGGTGATGGATACTACCCCGTATTCGCTTGTATTGAAAAAAACCAAGTTGTAGGTATTATGGTTGATTTCAACTTAATAGACGAAGACGAAGAAAATGTTGAAAATAATTTGGCAGAACAAAACTAAAATCACTATCTTTGAAGTATGAAAACAATGAACAAAGCACAACGACTGGCACAATACCAAAATGCCACCTTCAAGTTTTACGAAACAGCAAGACACGGATACTTGTTGGCACCAAAAGAATTAGTCCTTGATTTGGGATTAGAGTTTTACATCAGTCCTTTTTCTTTTGAAACACTTATAGACAGAAAAAAATGGGTTTATCTTGAAGAAGATGGTGATGCGGGTGTTTTTGAAAAAGCATACGAGGCTTACTTTGGAAAAGAAGGTAATATAGAGTGGATTGAAAGTTTAGAAGATGAAAGTTTTATCATCTACAACCAACGCTTCGGTAAGTTTGGTGGTGAGGTTTTTATGTTCCGTGCTACAAACGGGATAAACGACTTCAAA